TTAAAGAATCGTCAGGCTAGATTAACAGATTTGAAAGAAAAGAACGGTAAAAGACCAACTCCAAAGGCTCCAAGTTTTAACGATTTAGGTTTTTAATCTAAATCGTTAAATTAAACTTTAAGGAGGTAGGAATATGGCTAATATTGTAGATATTTTAACGATTCAGCCAACCGTTGTAAGTCGTGATTTACAAGGCAAATTCTTATTGGTTTATGGTATGCCTAAAAATTGGGCCTCTATTAAGTAATTAATAGAGATAAGGAAGTAAAAAACTGGAACCCTGAAACGGGAATCAGAACGGAAGAATAAACCTAAAAATTTATTCACGTGCAACGCATAGGATTATTAAACTTTAAAAATAGCAAGGAGGCATTAGTGTAATGACTCAACAAGAATTAGAAAAAAATATTGTTTTAGAATATAATAATGGTAGCACCATGGCAGATATTCAACGAAAATATAATATTGGATATAAAAAAGTTAGAAATACATTAATAAAAAATAATATTACTATTCGTAATATAAAAGGTGCAAAGAATAAACAAAATATGAGAATACTTACTCTAGAAGAAGAAAAATTAGTATGTGATACTTATAGAAATACAAATAGAGTTAAAGATTGTCAATTAATAATACATTCTGGACAAGAAGTAGTAAAAAGATGTTTACAAAAATATGGGTTATATAAAACTCAAAAAGAAGCCGTAGCTCAAAATAATATTAAACGAAGAAAATATGAGGTAAGAGATGATTTTTTTGATATAGAAACTTCCGAAATGGCTTATATTCTTGGTTTTATTGCCGCGGATGGCACTGTTAGAAAAGACAGTAATGAAATAAAGATTGGACTAAGTGCAAAAGATGCGGAACTTTTAGAAAAATTTAAGGCTTATATAGGTGGTCGAGATTTAAAATACTATACTACTCAAGATGGTTTTGATGTTGTAAGTTGGTGTTTTTGTTCTCAACATATAAAAGAAAAATTATCGGAATATAATATCATTCCTCAAAAAACTTTTACCTTTAAATTTCCTCAAAAATTACAAAAGAAATATTGGATAGATTTTATACGAGGGTATTTTGACGGAGATGGTTCTATTTCAACGGCTGGACCTCACGCAATCAGGTGGCAAGTATGTTCTGCAACAAAAGATGTTTTAGAAAATATAGTTAATTTTTTTTATGAAGAATATAATATTCCTAAAACAACAATTCAAAATACTATAAAAGGAAGAAATAACCCTCTTTATAATATTCAATATACCACTACTTCTACAAGAGAAATTTATAAATATTTATATTATGATAATTGTTTATGTTTAAAGAGAAAAAAAGAAAAATATGAAGCTATTATTTAAAGATATAAGGTCCCACGAGACTTCCTATCCTTTAGGTAAGGATAAAAAGATATGCTGAACTTATACGAATAACAAGTATAAGAAATAAAAGATAAAAAGCTTTTATGATAACATAATTGAAAGTCGGAAAGACTTCCTTTGCGGCAAAAATGCCACAAAATTTAATGTGCGCTTTTGAGGTAGGTACTAATGCCCTATCAGGAGTTAAGGCAGTTAATATTGATAAATGGACTACATTTAAAAGTATTATTCGTCAATTACGTAACCCAGCCGCAAAAGAAATGTATAAAACAGTCACTATTGATACTGTAGGTATAGCGTACTCTCTTTGTGAAGAATATATCTGTACACAGCAAGGTGTTAATTCAATAGGAGAAATTCCTTACGGTGGCGGTTATGGAATGGTAGAAAGAGAATTTTCTAACTGTTTACGCCAAATTACCCAAGAAGGTTATGGTATGATTATTATAGCCCATTCTGCGGAAAGGGTGGAAAAAAATGCCCAAGGTAATGAAGTGACAATAGTTGCGCCAGATATTCCGAAACGAGGCTATAAAGTTATTAATCAGCTAGTTGATATTATCGGTTATATCGGTATTAAAACAAATGATAAGGGAGAAGTAGAAAGATGTTTGGTAACTAGACAAACCCCGACAATAATGGCAGGTAGTCGTTTCAAATATCTTCCAAAAGTTATTCCTTTCGGTTATAAAGAACTAACTGAGGCTATAACAGAGGCTGTTGAGCGCGCAGCGGCAGAAGATGGTGAAGTTGTTGTTACTCATTCTACGACAGAACCAGTAGGAGAGTCTAAGTCTTTCCAAGAGATGAAAGAAGATGCAAGAAAGCTTTGGGAAGAGCTAATGGTAAATCCAGAGAATCTTACTAAAATGTCTAAAATTATTCAGAGTATTTTTGGCAGACCAGTAAAATTATCTGAGGTACCAGAATCACAGAAAGATTTATTTGAATTGGTTTTAACTGAATTAGAGCAATTAAAATAATAAAATATAATGTATGGGAAAGAGGTAGGGTACTACCTCTTTTTAATTTGACTTTTTCTTGAAAAAGTAGTATAATAATAATAGAAAAGGTGAAGTTATATGGAATCAACAAAAGTACCAAAGAGATTATTGAGAAAATGTCCCGGTTGCGGAGAAGATGTGAATATAAATGAAGCTATTCATATGCGCAATCGGTACTGGCACGTAGAATGTTATCAAAATAGAGAAAAGAAAGATAATAAAGCGCAGGAAGAATTATTAAAGAAAAAAGCAATACATAGTTATCTTGAACAAATAGGTATAGAAACTACAGCGGCTGTTGTAACTAGAAAAAGAAATGAACTTATAAGAGATTATGAATATAGTGATACTGGTATATTAATGGCATTAAAATATTGGTATGGTGTGAAGAAAAATCCAGTAGAAAAAGCTGTTGGTTCTGGTTTAGGAATAGTCCCCTATATCTATGATGAGGCGCAAGCGTACTATAAAAACTTGATAGAGTTAAAAATTAAGTTAAGAAAAAATTACGAACAAAATCAAGACATAAATGCAAAAACAATAAAAATAAAGAAAGATAAAAAACCAAAAGATAAAGGATTAATTGATATTAATGCCTTGAAGGAGTGTGAATAATGGTTGATAAGAATACAGTCTTTCAAGTATTAAGTAGTCTAATGGTTCGTCCTCAATATCTTTCTGAAACTGAAAAATATCATTTAGCCCCTAACGATTTTTTTAGTCCTTTTGAACGATATGTATATGCCGCAATTTTTAATCTATATCGTAATGGCGCAAAGACCATTTCTATTATTGATATAGATAATTATTTAAGTATATATCCAGAAGCCAAAGCAACCTTTGATAAACATAATGGAGTAGAAGTTCTACAAGACGCTCTAGAATTAGTCCAAGTAAATAATTTTGATTTTTATTATAAAAGATTAAAAAAGTTTAACGCTTTAGCAGATTTACAGAAACTTGGATATGACACGTCTAATATATACTGCGATGATTTAACTAATATAAAAGCACAAGAAATTAATAGTAGATTTGAAGAAATGACTTGTGAGGACATCTTTAACTACTTTAAACATCAAATTGTAAAAGTTGAATCTATTTATAATTCTGAAAAAATTGATAATGCTTCTTATGCAGACGATGGCATAGATGAATTAATAGCTTCTTTTGGTGTAAAACCAGAAGTAGGTGCTAGGCTACAAGGATCTATATTTAATACAGTTTGCCGCGGAGCGAGAAAAGGAAAATATTATATTAGAACAGCTAGCTCTGGTGTAGGTAAAACGAGAGCCGCTGTTGGTGATGCCTGTATGTTATCTTTTCCAGTTAGATATAATAATGACTTTAAAAAATGGGAATGGACTGGTTCTGATGAAACAACTTTATTTATTGCCACTGAGCAGAAAAAAGATGAAATTCAAACCTTAATATTAGCTTATCTAACTGGGATTAATGAAGAATTAATTTTATATGGTTTATTTACGGAAGAAGAAAAAGCAATTATAAATCAAGCAAGATTAATTATGCACTACTATAGAAAGAATTTTATAATTGAAGAGATGCCAAATCCAGATATAGCACAAGTCAAAGCGATTGTTCGTAGAAAATGGATAGAAGATAATATTGATAATGTATTTTATGATTATATTTTTTCTAGTCCGAATTTATTAGCCGAGTTTAGAGATTTAAAAGTCAGGGAGGATGTGGCACTTGGCATGATGTCCGCAGCATTAAAGGAATTAGCAGTAGAAATGAATTTATTTATAATGACTTCTACACAAACTAATGCTAAGGTAGAAGAAGAAAAGGGAATAAAAAATGAAGCTGTTATAAGAGGTGCAAGAAGTATAATTGATAAAGGCGACTTTGCCTGTATTTGTTGTAGAGTTACGCCAGAAGAAGAAAAGTTGTTAGTAGATATTTGTGATGAATATATTCCAAACCAAGTTATGGATGTATACAAAAATAGACGGGGACGTTTTACCAATGTAAGAATTTGGAGTTATGTAGATTTGGGCACTTGCCGCAAGAAAGATTTATTTATTACTGATGCTAATTATAATGTAATTAATAATTATCAAACTATTAATTTTGAATTTAGTAATGATAGTGATATAGATAGAATCATAGAATTATTGAATGGTGGGGAAGCAGAAACTTTATTTGAAGAAATAGAGGAAAAAGAAGAAGTTATTATTGAAGAAATAAAAGAACCAGAAAAAGTATCAAATAATAATGAAGGATTGTTTGGTGGGTTATTATGATAAACTATCAAGAAATAACAGACAATCTTCAAATCGAAAAAGTAGAGCAATTATTGTGGAAACTTGGGGTTGAAGATGTAGTAAATAAAGGTGACCATTTAATTACAAATACAATTTGTCATAATGTTGATGGTGGCAGTCAGAAACTTTACTATTATGATAATAGTCATCTATTTTATTGTTATACTCACTGTGAAGCTATGAGTATTTTTACTTTTTTAACCAATTATTATGAAACTAGGGATATTGAATATGATTGGTATGAAGATATATACAAGGTAATTATTAGTTGTACTAATGCTCAAGATTTATCTTTTAGTAATAAAGATAAGGGATATGAGAAGAAAAGTTCCCGCTATAAGCAAGAACAAATTGAAGAGCTACCTAGTTATAATCAAAATATTTTAAATACTTTTATTAAATATTATCCAGTAGAATGGTTAAATGATGGTATAACTAAAGAAAGTATGGATAAATATAATATCTTGTATTCAATCCCACAAAATAAAATTATAATCCCCCATTATGATATTAATGGAAGGTTAATTGGAATCCGTGGTCGCGCGCTAAATGAAGAAGAAGTTAAGGAATACGGAAAATATGCTCCGATAAAAATAGAAAATAATTGGTATTCTCATAAATTATCTTTAAACCTATACGGACTAAATCAAAACTTAGATAATATTAAAAAGTATGGTATAGTATATTTATGTGAGAGTGAAAAAGCTGTTTTACAATGTGAATCTTTTAAAAGACCTAATTGTGCAGTAGCGGTTTGCGGCAGTAATTTCAACAAATACCAATTAAAGCTACTTTTAAAACAATGTATGCCAAAAGAAATTATTATATGCTTTGATAAGGAAGAAAAGCGCGGCGAAGATAAATATTTTAATAAATTATTGAATATTTGTAAAAAATACAATACATATTGTAATTTTTCTTTTGTATATGACCAAGAAAATTTATTGGAAATGAAAGACTCTCCTACTGATAAAGGAGAGGTTACTTTTGATAGACTACTAAAAAAAAGAATAAAGGTGAATTAAAATGCAAATAAAACTAGTAAATCCTAATTTTACAGACAATTATCTCAAAAATCTTTTATACTATAGGGGAGTAGAAGATTTTGATGAATATTTAAATCCAAATAAGGATAAGCTATTAGAACCAGAACTATTAGATAATATTGAGGTGGCAAAAGATTTATACTTCTCTGCCCTAGAAAGTGGAAAGCCTATTGCTTTAGTAGTAGATAGTGATTGCGATGGTTATACTTCTAGCGCAATATTTGCTATTTATACTCATAAGATTGCCCCTAACACAGAAATAGATTTTTTTCTACACACGAAAAAACAACATGGGCTACAAGATATGTGGGAAGATATACTCGCCGCAGATAAAGACTATGGTTTAATTGTATGTCCAGATTCTAGTAGTAATGATATAAGTTATCACTCGGTATTAGGTAACGAGAAAGATTATTTTACTTTAGTATTAGACCACCACTTATTAGATGAAGAAATTAGTCCTTACGCCGTAATTGTTAATAACCAAATTTCTTCAAAATATACTAATAAAGAATTAACCGGCGCTGGAGTTACTTGGCAGTTTTGTCGATATATAGATAAAATTAGAGGAACTAATTATGCCGATGATTTAATTGATTTAGCGGCGCTTGGTGTTTGCGGAGATATGGGTAGTGTCTTATCTATGGAAAACCGTTATTTAATGAAAAATGGTTTTGAAAACGTTAAGAATAAATTTTTCCTTGCTTTACTTGATAAACAAAATTATTCTATGGGTGGAAAAATTAATCCTACTACCGTCGCTTTTTATATTGTACCTTTAATTAATGCTATGATTAGAGTGGGTACACAAGAAGAAAAAGAAAGAATGTTTTTAGCTTTTATTGATGGAGATAAATTAGTTCCTTGCAATAAACGTGGTGCCAAAGGTACGATGGAAAAAGTTGCGATTGAAAGCACTAGGGAATGTACAAATGCTAAATCAAGACAGAATAAAATTCTTGATGCTAACTTAACAAAAATAGAAATGCGTATTCATAAGCAGGGATTATTAGAGAATAAGATTTTAATTGTACCCTTAGAAGCCGACGATGATTTTCCATCTGAAATTAATGGTTTATTAGCGATGAAACTTTCGGCAAAATATAAGAAGCCAACTATCATTGTAAGGGAAAATGAAGCTGGATATATGAGAGGTAGTATTCGTGGCGTTGCTAACTCCCCGTTAGAAGATTTTAAAGGGTTCTTGGAGAACTCTAGTTTATGCGAGTATGTCTCTGGACACGCCCAAGCTGCTGGCATTTCCTTCCCAGAGGCAAAAATAGGTAATCTTTTAAACTACGCTAATACAGAATTAAAAGAAGTTAATTTTAATGATGATTGTTATGAAGTTAATTTTAGTCGTATGGCGGCTGATGAAGATTTAAAGGATTTGATTATGGATTTAGGACAATATCCAGAAGTTTGGGGTAAAGATAACCCAGAGGATAAAATTTTAATAACTGATTTAAATATAACACCAGCAGATATTCAAGTTATTGGAGCAAGACAAGATACTTTAAAGATAGAGAAATTTGGAGTTGTATATATAAAGTTTTTTGCAAAAGACTTAATTAAAGAGTTACAAGAAGCCGGTGATGATATTAAATTAAATATTGTTGGACATTCGAATATAAATGAATGGGGTGGTCGCTTAACACCACAATTATTTATAGATGCCTGTGAGGTATTGGATGGAACTTATGGATTTTAGTTATTTTTTAGATAATCGCGTTCATAGTGATGAAGAAATCATGGAAATGGCTAGACAAGTTTATAAAGAATGGAAGAAGCAAGAACAGATAGCTGATGTGGAGGAAATTTATTATGGATATGAACGAGAGTGAAAGAGATAATAACCATTTTGAAGAAAGTATGCTAGAAACTTTTAAATCTTTAGAAGGTATGCCATTAAAAGACAAAGATGGAAAAGAATATGTTATAAAAAAAATAAATGGTATAAGTATGGGTTGTGAATTTATATTGGAGGAAAACTAAATGGTTTATATGGGTGCAAAAAGTAAATATGCAAAACATATAGTTCCTATTTTGCAAAAGTGTATTGACGAAAATAATATAACCACATATATAGAACCTTTCTGTGGTGGTTGTAACATTATTGATAAGATTAAATGCGAAAATAAATTTGCCTATGATAGAAGTGACACTTTAATTGCCCTTTTATCGCTTGCCGCTGAGGATTTTGATAAAGTAATGAAAGATGGTAATAGAGAATTATGGGATAAAGGTAAAGCCTATGTAAAAGATGGTAAAATGCCAGAAGATATGACATTGGCAGAAATAGGTGCTATGGAATTTTTTGCTAGCTACTGTAATGGCGGTTTCCCGCGGGGCTATGCTAAAAATACAGATACAAGAAATTACTACAAAGAGGCTTACAGAAATTTAGAAAAACAAGCCCCTAATTTAAAGGGGATTAACTTTGGTTGTCAAAATTATTGGGAATTAAAAGATGTAAAAGGCGCAGTTATATACCTTGACCCACCATATCAAGGAACTAAATTTTACGGCTATGCTAATCAGCCAAGAATGGACTATAATCACTTTTGGAATTGGGTGCGTGAGTTGAGTAAGAATAATTTTGTATTTATTTCTGAACAAGCTGCACCGCATGATTTTGAAGCTATATGGACATAAGAAGTAAAGAGAACAACAAACAAAGAAAACAACTTTAAAGCTGTTGAACATTTATATGTAATGAAGGAAACTTGACTTTAAGCTATATTTATGTTATAATATATATAGAATAATGAAGGTAGGTGATGTCGTATTCCAGAAGAAGAAATTTTATATCCAGGTAGTGTCCATAATCATACTGACTACTCAAATTTTAGACTAAGGGATTCGACGAATACAGTTAAAACATTGATTGACCAAGCTATTAAACTTGGTCATGAAGTTGTTGCTATAACAGAACACGAAACAATAGCATCAGCTATAGACGCAGAAAATTATTATAATAAAATAAAAAAAGATAATCCTAATTTTAAAGTAATTTTAGGTAACGAAATCTATCTATGTCGTAATGGATTAAATCCACGTAATTATGACACATCACAAGATAAATGGTATCACTTTATTTTATTAGCTAAAGATGAAATTGGTCACAAGCAAATTAGAGAGTTGTCAACTCGTGCTTGGATGCGTGCAGAGGTTTACCGTAAAATGATGAGGGTACCAACATATTATCAAGATTTATACGATATTATTGGTAAAAACCCAGGACACGTAATCGCAAGCACTGCCTGCCTAGGCGGCGCCCTTCCTACTCAAATTTTACGAAATAGAGAGAGGGGAGATAACTCTCTCTGGGATAAAATTAAGTTATGGTGCACTACTTTAAATGACCTATTTGAAGGGGATTTTTATCTTGAAATGCAGCCATCTAATAACGAAGAACAAATTTATGTTAATAATAAAATAATTGAATTATCAGAAGAACTTAATATTCCTTTTATTATAACCAACGATGCTCACTATTTAAATAAAGCCCAAAGACCTATTCATAAGGCTTTTCTTAACGCCAAAGATGGTGATAGAGAAGTTGATGATTTTTATGCCACTACATATTTAATGGACGATATTGAATTAAAAAGTTTTATGGAAAAGCATATTGGTCTTGAAAATATGGAAAAGGCTTATAAGTCAATAAGAGAAATTAAAAATAAATGTCAAGATTATTCTCTAAAGAAACCCTTAAAGATACCAAGATTAAGTTGGAAACAATATCGAGAAACTACGCAAATGGAAGAATGGCTAAAGCGTATTCCAATGTTAAAGACTTTCTTAAATTCTGAATATAGTGAAGATGTACATTTAGCTAAAGTAGTTATAGATATATTAGAGCATAATCCAATGAATGACGAAACATTAAATACACAAGCAACTTATGATGAATTAAATGCTTGCTTTGATGACATCTGGGTTAGTTCAGAAGCCAACAATGCACGCTGGAGCGCTTATCTATTAAATCTTCAAAACATTATTGATTTATGTTGGGAAGCTGGTTCATTAGTTGGTCCTGGACGTGGTTCTGGTGTAGGTTTCTTATTGCTTTATATTCTTGGAATAACGCAGATTAATCCTCTAAGAGAAAAGGCAAAAACATTTAGATTTCGTTTCTTAAACCCAAAACGTGTTAGCCCCTTAGACGTGGATATTGATATAGAGTCAACTAAAAGAGAGGTTGTTCTTAATTCTTTTAGAAAACAATATGGTGATGATAGAGTCGCCGGTGTTATGACATTTAAAACAGAGGGTTCTAAATCGGCTATTCTAACCGCCGCAAGAGGATTGGGTATAGATAATGATATTGCCCAATATTTAGCTTCAATGATTGAAGCCGAAAGAGGACAGTTAAGAACTTTAAATCAGACTTTCTATGGTGATGCTGAAAATGGTATTAAACCAAATAAGCAATTTCGTTATGAAATGGAAACTAACTACCCAGAATTATGGGAAGTAGCAAGAAACATTGAAGGACTTTGCTGCGGCGTTGGTGTTCATGCTGGTGGCGTAGTTTTTGTTGACGAACCTTTTACAGAATCAAATGCTTTAATGCGTTCACCAAAAGGAGAAATTATAACCCAATTTGACCTTCATCAATCAGAAAGCGTTGGTAATATTAAATATGATGTATTGTCAATTAAAGGTCTAGACAATATTCATAACTGTTTAACGTTATTAAGTAATTACGGTTATATTCCACAAGACACATTAAAAAATATGTATGAGAATACAGTTGGTATTTATAATCTTGAAAGAGAAGATATTAATATGTGGAAAATGTTGTGGAATCATGAAGTCTTTAGCTTATTCCAGATGGAAAAGCAAAGTGGTATTAATGGTATTGAAGTATTAAAACCTACTTCGGTAGAAGACTTGGCTATTCTTAATTCAACAATTCGATTAATGGCACAAGAAAAAGGCGGTGAAATGCCAACCGATAAATTAGCAAGATTTAAGTCTGACCCATCCGAGTGGGATGATGAATTGCGTCACAATGGTTTAGGGCAAGAAGCAAGGGAATTGTTAGAACCAATTTTAGGACTTTCATATGGTTTATGTATTGCTCAAGAACAATTTATGCAATTAGTCCAATTACCAGAACTTGGCGGTTTTCCTTTGGAATTTGCTGATAGATTAAGAAAGTCCATTGCTAAATTTTTGGCGTTTTAAAAAGAAATTTTTAAAAGTATCAGGGAACGAAATCGGTAGAACCTACGTAATGTATTTTACTTTAAAATAGACAAATAAATTACGGAAGGTGATAGCATGAGAAAATATGTAAGTAAAGAAGAAGAAGAAATATGGGCAAGAAGATATTTACAAGGAGAAACTTGCAGAAATATTAGTAAAGATTATCCTCAATATCACGAAAGCACTATTTCAAGGCATATAAAAAAATTAGGTTTAAGTCGTGGAAAAGGACACCTAAAAGAAAAAGATGATAAAAAACAAATAATTTTAGAAGAGTATATTAAAGACAAATATGCTACTTGTACTTCTCTAGGTAAAAAATATAATATTAGTGACAGAACTATTAGTACTTGGTTAAAACAAAATAATATACCTTTAAAACAAAGTAGTGGGGTTATTTCACATTGTAAGGAAGATTACTTCTCAAAAATAGATAATCCTAATAAAGCATATTTATTAGGTTTTATAACAGCCGATGGGGCAGTTACTGGAAAGAAAGAATATGAACCTACAACTTGTTCAATTGAGGTAAAAGATGGTGATTGCGATGTAGTTAAATTCGCTCAGCAAGAAATTAATCCAGAAGCAGCAATCACACCTTGTTACTATGATAAAAAGCATAATGTTAGAATTTCTTTTAACAGTAAAAAACTATGTACCGACCTTGCAGAATACGGTATTGTACGAAATAAATCAAAAATAATAGAAAGCGTTCCAGTGCATTTGATTCCAAAAGAACTACTTTGTTATTATTTTCGTGGATTAATAGATGGCGATGGCTGTATCCATAAAAATGGAAGTATTTCTATATATTCAGGAAGTAAAAGATTTATAGAATCTGTACAAGAAATATTAATTCAAGAAACTGGCGTTAAAAAATTAGGAATTTATGAAGGTACTACTTATTTTATTACTTGGACAAGTAAACAAGATAAAATAAAATTATTTAATTATCTTTACAACAATCTCAATGCGACTTTTTATTATAAAAGAAAATATAATAGAATATATAATTCATTATATGGTAATACCGAGGTAACTAATTAAATTACGAAAGGTTAATTAGTACCGTAGAGCATAGGAGATGAATAAATATAATTCTCCCACGAGCGCTCCCCTCCTGACCATTAAGTTGAAGGAGAAAATATATGCCGAGCTTATAAGAAATTATAAGAAGTAAAGGATAAAAAGCCTTTACGATAACAAACTGAAGAAAAATCCAGCCGAATACGAGGAAGTTACTAAAGAATTTTATCAAGTAACTGCCGCAAAGGGTTGTGATGATAAATTGTGTAGATATGTATGGGATAAATTGATAGCTATGAGCCGCGGGTATGGCTTTAACCTGAGTCACACTCTCGCCTACTCGTTAGTGGGTTTACAAGAACTAAATTTAGCTTATTTATATCCAGTTTTATTTTGGAACTGCGCTTGCTTAATCGTAGATAGCGGCAGTGCTGGAATTGGAGAAGAAGAAGAGGAAGAAGAAGAGTATGAGTATGAAGAAGAAGAGTATGATGATGATGATATATTTTATGAAGAAGTAGAAGAACAAGATGAAGTAGAAGAAGTTGCTAAAAAGACAACTAAGAAAAAAGCCATTAAACATGATTACGGTAGAATAGCCACTGCAATAGGTAAAATGCGCGCTGATGGTGTTGGTATTCAACCACCAGATATCAATAACTCTTATTATACTTTTTCACCAAATATTGATGATAATATGATTTTATTTGGTTTAAGTGGCATTACAAAGGTTGGGCAAGAATTAGTTCAAGCTATCATGGCTAATAGACCTTATACTTCCATCGAAGATTTTTTAAGTAAGGTTAAAGTAAATAAAACTCAAATGATTAGCTTAATTAAAAGTGGAGCATTTGATAATTTATATGGCGGCGACCGCAGATTAGCTATGGATACTTACATAGATATTATTGCAGATAAGAAAAAAAGAATTACCCTACAAAATATGCAAAAATTAATCCAATATGGTTTAATTCCACAAGAATATGAACTACAAATTAGGTTCTTTAATTTCAATAAGTATTTGAGAAAACTAAAATGTGGAACTTATTTTAATCTTGATAATATAGCTTATCAATTCTATGAAAAATATTGTGATATAGATGATTTAGTTCCAAATGTAGAGGCGGAAAGTGGTTTTCATATTGATGCAACTACTTGGAAGAAAAAATATTATGATAAGCAAATGGATATAATTAGACCTTGGGTTAAAAGTAATAGTGAAACATTATTAAGAAAAGTTAATGATAGGTTAAGGAAAGAAGTCTGCGACAAGTATGCCACGGGCGAAATAAATAAGTGGGAAATGGACGCAGTATCTTGTTATTTCCATAAACACGAACTAGAAGATGTTGATGCTGCTTTTTATGGCTGTGACTATTTTGAAGATTTACCAGAAGACCCAGACATTGATTATACTTTTGTAAAAAAAGGAAAAACAATTCCTATTTTTAAAATCAATAGAATTATGGGAACTGTTTTAGATAGAGATAAACTCAAAAAGACAGTTACCTTATTAACTACTGATGGAGTAGTAACGGTTAAAATTTATGGGCAAATATTTTCAAATTATGATAAACAAATTTCCGAAAAAGGCGCGGACGGAAAGAAACATATTGTAGAAAAAAGCTGGTTTACACGTGGTAATAAAATTATAGTTACTGGTATGCGACGAGGTACTAATGAATTTGTTGCAAAAAAATATAAGAAAACTCCTTATTCACTCGTAGAATTAATAACTTCGGTAGATGGAAGTTATTTAGAAACTCGTGGAGAAAGGGAAGACGTGGAGTAATTAGATGTCAATAGGATTATATGATGCCGATGTAGCAAATTATACCCACGTCGCGCCGAACCTTGAATTAATGAAAATGGCAACTTATTATAAACGCCACAATGAAATTACTGTTTTAGATTTAGATTTTAAACCAGAATTATACTCAAAATATAAATATAGAAAAGACTACGATGATAGCATCTATGAAGAAGGATTGACCTCTCATAAAAATATAGAAATGGGAGGTTATGCCTTCTCTAATGGCATTTATAGACCAATGCCATTAGAAATTGAACAAGTCGTGCCAGACACGCATATCTACGATAAAGTTTTACCACGTTTTGGGACTACAAAAACCTTAACAAATGTATATAAAAGTGTACTCGGCGCGAACCATTTAAGATTGTCCTTAGATGGAAAAACAATTTGGTCAGATTATGAAAAACAAATATCTCCGACACAAAGAAACTACAATTTCTTCTTTCATGATTTTGACCTAAATCAAATTAAAGACTCTCACCTCCTAATTAAAGATTTGGTTAAAGACCAGCCATTAATTGGCAGAGGCATTGTATCTACTAAATTTCCAATTCAAGTTTATAATGAAGATGATATGGAAAAATGGTTAAATATAAAAGGTTCATTATTTTTTTATAACTTTACATATTATGGACTTATGTCCGACGAATTCTTTAGACATTATCTAGAAGTTAATTTAAAAACCTCAATAATGAGTGAAATACAATATATTGTTACTTGGGGTTTTAAAGACCAACAAGATTTTGTGGATAATGGTATAGAAAAATTATACAAACAGCTTATACTCGCGTGTAGTAATCAAAAGAAGATTTTACTTAGTTATCAGGACGGCTTTTTTACAGATAAAAGATGGGAGAAAGTTTTTGAACTATTAACTTGTTTCAATAATGCCATGGCGCATATGCGTAGAGATGTATTTAGAAAATATGGTAGACGAAACTCTTTATATACTTTTGTTTATAAGTTAAAAGAAAAAAGAGTATTTAAGACAGATATTATAACAAAGCCAGAAGCAAGAGAACTATTTTATTTTGTTCATGACCAGAACCCCAATCTTTTCAAAATGTTTTACGAAGATTGTCTAACAGAAAAAATTATGGAGGAATAAAATGTCACCTAATAAAGTGCGCCAAAAGATTGACGCCAATAATAAGAAAATTGAAGAATTGTTCTCGGCTGGACAATTTACTTTAAATAATGAGGTGCAAGATTTATTAAATGCTAATCAAAAACTACAAAATCAATGTAAGCATAAATATGTAAATGGCATTTGTAAATATTGCGATAAGGAGGAATAAAATTGGTTAATGTTATAAAAAGAAATGGAACCGAAGTTACCTATGATGAGTCTAAAATTTATAATGCTATTAATCAAGCGGTCGCAGCGACTAAGAAAAATGAATTGACTGATAACCAAGTCGATGAAATTGTTGAAAGTATAAACCAAGAAGTTGCTCAATTAGATACTGCTATTTCAGTAGAAGATATCCAAGATAAAGTTGAGAAGAAATTAATTGAGTATAATTGCTATGATGTAGCAAAAGAATATATTATTTATCGTTATCAGCGCGCCATTGATAGAAAAGGTAATACTTCTGATGAAAGAATTTTATCTTTGGTAGAGTATGAAAATGAAGAAGTTAAACAAGAAAATTCTAATAAAAATCCATTAATTGTGTCAACTCAACGAGATTACGTTGCTGGAGAAGTTAGTAAAGATATTTCTAAGCGACTTTTACTTCCAAAATATATTATGGATGAGATGGACAAGGGCGCAATTCATTTTCACGATTTAGATTATTTCTTACAGCATATACATAATTGTTGTTTAGTTAATTTAGAAGATATGTTACAAAATGGTACGGTAATAAGTGGTACATTAATTGAGAAACCACATAGCTTTTCAACTGCTTGTAATATTGCGACTCAAATTATCGCGCAAGTGGCTAGTCAACAATACGGCGGTCAAACCATTACTTTATCACATTTAGCACCTTTTGTAGATATTAGTAGACAAGCAATTAGAAAAGAAGTGGAAAAAGAATTTGAATACTTTTCTGACAATACAGAAGAATATAAAAAGATAGTAGAAAAAATTACGGAAGAACGATTGTTAAAAGAAATTAATCGCGGCGTACAGGTACTTCAATATCAGATTGTTACACTTCAAACTACAAATGGTTAATTATTGGCCACGCTACATAGGGATATGTAGAGGAGTAGGTGGTGAACCTATAAATATAGGGTGTAAGTATTTTACTTGCTAACGGTGAAAGCCTATGTTAATTTATAAAATTACGAATTTAATAAATAATAAACAATATATCGGACAAACCACTCTCAGCCTTCAAGATAGGATATATAACTATAAGAAAGAAGTAAAATGGAAACCAGATTCTCGTCCTATTATTAAAGCAATGAATAAATATGGATTTGATAATTTTAAATTTGAAATTATTAAAGATAACATAAAAACAAAAGCTGAATTGGATTACTGGGAAAAATTTTATATTTCAAAATATAAAACTTTGTGTTCTTATAATGGTTATAACATAGAACTTGGCGGCAATGGGCCTGGCAAGCATTCAGAGGAAACAAAGAGAAAAATCGCTGAGGCTCAAAAAGGTAAAAAGAATCATCAATTTGGAAAAGTAGGAAAGTTAAATGTGACTTCTAAACCAATTATTGAACTTACTACTGGAAAACAGTATGAGTCAGCTAATTTAGCAGCCAAAGAGTTAAATTTAAATTTTTCTCATGTTTGCGCCGTAGCTAGAGGGACAAGAGGAAGTACCGGTGGTTATGTATTTAGATATTTGGGAGAACATAATACCATTATACAACCGCCAAAAACAGTAAAAATTCGTAATAAAGATACAAAAAATAAAGTATTAGAGCAATATAAATATTTAATATAGGTCAATACCGTGCCAAGCTATTATTTATAATAATAGAAGGTGTAACGACTATCCCGTGAGGGAGTAGGATTAAAGTGAAAATCTTTAATTCGAAGCGCCACCCAACTAGAACAGTTGAAGAGATAGTCTAATTCTAATAGTAATATTAGACGGGGATTGCAAACCCCATTTGTAACAGTCTTTATGTACTTAAATGAAGTTAAGGAATTGCGTACAAAGCGCGACCTAGCGCTCATTATTGAAGAAGTCTTAAAACAACGTTATCAAGGTATTAAAAACTCAAAAGGTGTTTGGATTACACCAGCTTTTCCAAAATTAATTTATGTTCTTCAAGAGGATAATATTACTCCTGGCAGTGAATATTGGTACTTAACAGAATTAGCGGCCAAGTGTTCTGCAAAGAGATTAGTTCCAGATTATATTTCTGAAAAGAAAATGATGGAATTAAAAGACGGATATTGTTTTCCTAGTATGGGTTGCCGAAGTTTCTTGTCAAATTGGTATGACCCTAGTACAGGGATGGTCAAACACTACGGAAGGTTCAATAAAGGCGTCGTAACCGTAAATTTGCCTTATATAGCTTTAGAGGCAAAAACTACTGGTCAAGATTTTTGGGAATATTTTGAAAAAGAATTAGAGGTATGTTATGACGCTCTTATATGTAGATATAAAAGATTAAAGGGAACTGTGAGTGATGTTGCACCAATTATGTGGCAACATGGAGCATTAGCTAGACTTAAACCAGGCGAAACCATTGATAAATTGCTAATGGATGGATATAGTACAATTTCTTTGGGCTATGCTGGACTGTGGGAATGTGTGTATGCTTTAAGTGGTTATAAATTAACTGATTTAGATGGAAAAACACTTGGTTTAAAAATAATGCAATTTATGAATGATAAGTGTGCTGAGTGGAATAAAAGAATTAATTTAGGCTTTAGTTTATATGGAACCCCAATTGAGTCTACTACCTATTCTTTTGCTAGGAAACTTCAAAAAAGATTTGGTATTATTGAAGGAGTAACAGATAAGAATTATATTACAAACAGTTATCACGTTAAAGTCACTGAACCAATAGATGCTTTTGAAAAACTATTAATTGAAAGTGAATTTCAAAGTTTATCGCTTGGCGGCGCTATTAGTTATGTTGAAGTGCCAGATTTACAAAATAATCTTGAAGTTGTAATTCAAATTATGCAATATATATATGACCACATTATGTATGCTGAGATTAACAGTAAGAGTGATTATTGCCAAGTATGTGGTTATGACGGTGAAATTGTTATAAAGAAAAATAATGAAAATAAACTATATTGGGAGTGCCCAAATTGTGGCAATAAAGACCAAAATAAAATGAATGTAGCTAGACGTACGTGCGGATACGTCGGGTCTAATTTTTGGAATCAAGGTAGAACGCAGGAAATAGCTGAAAGAGTTTTACATATAGATAACTAGGAGAATAATATGGAATATGGAAGATATGCAAAGATAATGAAAAATGACGCCGTTGATGGTAATGGGCTTTGTGTATCTTTGTGGGTGCAGGGTTGTCCTTTTCAATGTAAGGGTTGTCATAATGAAGAGTTATGGAACTTTGATGGCGGGCAACCCTTCACAGAAGATACGGTCGAGGAAATTCTACAAGCAATAAATTCTCATAATGTGCGTAGAAATTTTTCTGTCCTTGGTGGAGAGCCATTAACCCCTACCAATGAAGTTATGGTTGAAAAAGCAGTAAAGGCAGTTAGGGAAAGATACCCTAATATTGAAATTATTATTTGGACTGGTTTTACATATGCTCAATTACAAAAAAGAATTAATAACGATATGGTATTAAAGAGTATATTAAATAATTGTAATTATTTAATAGATGGGCAGTTTGAATTAGATAAAAGAGATATTACTTTAAAATGGCGCGGCAGCCCTAATCAAAATATATGGAAGAAAGAGAATGGTAAATGGAGGTGTTTAACTAATGGATAAAAATATAGATAATGTACAACTTGGTCATTTAAAAAGAATGGTTGATATGTTAGATAAACATTTTAAAGGCGATGATACCACAGAAATTAGTTTTGAATTTTTAATTAGTAGTTGTTTTCCAACTTGTTTTAAAAATATAGAAGATAAATTAAAAGAACAATATACTTTAGGTTTTATCGCTGGTAAAGCAGAAGGAGAAAAAGATGCTTAAAATTGAAAAAGTAGTTACTCCATCTTGGGAGCAATGGGAGATTGTTATTGAAGGAATGCGTAATCCTAAAAATAGTTGGGATAGAATTGATTCAAAGTTTGATGTTAGAAGCAGTGATACCGAGATTTGGCTTGGCGGAAATGACAAGAAGTTAATGAAGACTTTGGTAGCCGGTGGCCCAGTTCATGCGAAATTTCGTCGAATGCTTCCTGTATTTATAACCTTGAGTGCCCCGTTATATTGGTGGAAAGAAGCAGACACATACCGAGTTGGTACTGTACGAAACAGCTGTTCAACTATGCACAAAATCCAAGCTAAAGAATTTACTCTCGATGATTTTAGCACTGAAAATTTAAATGACTACGCTTTACAAAATTTAAAGCAGACTATTGAGGTATTAAATTATAATAGAGAGAGATTTTTAAAAACTAAGGATAAAGAATATTGGTGGCAATTAATTCAACTATTACCATCCAGCTATAATCAAAAAGCCACAATTATGGTAAATTATGAAGTTTTATATAATATGTATATGTGGCGAAAAAATCATAAACTAGATGAATGGCATACTTTTTGTGATATGATTGAAACATTGCCTTATGCTAATATTTTAATTACATTACAACCAGAAATAGGAGAGTAATAATATGGCAGAATTAGAAAAGACAATTAATAATGAAGATACTTCTGTCGCAGAAGTAAAAAAAGAAGAAAAACAAGTTAAGAATACAATGAAATTAACCGACGTCTTAAATGTTGAAGGCATTAGCCAATTTGAAGACATCGCGGCAATATTATCTTTAGAGGATGAAGTTTTTAACCCTTTAAGTGAAATTATTTTAAATGAATTAGAAAAGGCACTAGAAGATTCTAATTCAGTTATTCTTATGAAAAGAGAGATGGAAACCTATGGTTTATCTCAAGACCAACTATTAGAAGAATATGCTAAAATAGTTACTGCTTTAGATGGCATTAATACTATTCCTAAAAATAAAATTGACTTCTTAAAAAGATATTTAAGTATGGTAATGAATGCATTTACGGAAGGACAAAAATCCTCTAAACGAATTATTGAAATTCCAATCAGTCTATCGGGTGGCGCGAAGTGCCCAAAATATGCTCACGTCGGTGACGCCGGTTTGGATGTTTATGCTATTGAAGATTATGATATTGGGCCTGGAGAAACCGTATTAGTAAAAACTGGTTTAAAAGTAGCCGTGCCACGTGGTTTTGAATTGCAAGTACGTCCACGTAGTGGCACATCATTAAAAACTAAAATGAGAGTAGCTAATGCGCCAGGAACCATAAAGGTGGCTTAATTTATGAAAAAATTTAATATTGACGAATATATTTTGAAGAACTATAAAAATAAAACCAACGCTCAAATGGCTTTAGAGTGTGGTTGTTGTAAATCTACTATATCTAATCATAGGGTAAAATTAGGAATATCAGCAACAGACTTAAATAACGAATTAAGGGAAAAAATACCTTATATATGCAGTCAGAAAGGAAAAAAAACTAAGGCTGCTTTAGCAAAAGAATTAAATTGCTCAATTTCTTTTATAAAGAAAATCTGGACAGAAAATAATTTAACCAATACTACTTCTAAAGTATATTATTATGATGAAAATTATTTTGATACAATTGATTGCTTAGAAAAAGCTTATTGGCTAGGTTTTCTTGCAGCCGATGGTAATTTATATCGTAGAGATGGACATCAAGGTTTAATTACTCTTTCTTTAAAAAATACTGATATAGAAGTATTAGAAAATTTAAAAAAACAATTAAAAACTGAGAAGCCAATAAGTCTAAATAAAGATAAACGAAGAGAAGATACTATAATGGCAACATTACAACTTTCTAGTGATAAATTATTTAATCAATTATTAGCATTAGGAATTGGTGTTAGAAAAACATTTGATTTATCTATTAAAGATATTTTTGCTAATATTCCAAAACAATTTTGGAAAGGTTTTTTATTAGGATATTTTGATGGAGATGGAAGTATTTCATTACCAGATAAAAATATATCTAAAAGTCATGTTCGTTATTCTGGTCCACTTACTAATTTAAATGATTTTAAAATGATTTTAGAAGAAATAGGAATTACTTGTGAAATAGTAGAAGACAAAAGAAATTATAGTAAGCCATTTGGTAGTTTAGAATTTAAAAATACTACTGAAAAATATAATTTTCTTAAATATATATATAGTTCAAATATAAATTGTTTAACTCGAAAAAAAGAAAAAGCTAGCGAGTTAATTCAAAGAATAGAACAAAATATAACCAATCGTAATGAAAATATTAAAGCACTTCAACATTATAAGTCTGTGGTTCTAAAATGGGAAGAATTGCTGGAAAGCTGAAATGCTAATCAGCAGCCGAGCCTTTGCATCCTTTTTTAAAGCAAAGGAAGGTTCAACGACTAATGGGTGAGTAAAGGAAGCAATAAACCCAACACGAGTATCCCACGCCGAAAGGCGAAGATATAGTCTGAACAATAGAGAATAACAATCTATTGAAATATAGGATAAAGAGCCTATATGATAACAAATTTGAGATAGTGGTTATCGTGGAGAAATTGGCATCATTATTGAAAATATCGAGCCTAAAATTGCCGATATCTCATATACTTTTGAGGAAAACCCAGAAGATACCGCGCACCCATACATTAGATTAACTTCCATAAAACATGGTAAATCTTACCACATTGAAAAAGGAGAACGTATCGCGCAACTTGTCTTGAATGAAATTCCATTGGCTCATTTCTATGAGGTTGATGATATCGGTGTGTTTGATAATGATGATAGGGGAGAAGGTGGATTTGGTTCTAGTGGTAAGAAGTAATGGCACGGATTACCATTGAAGATATCCAGGAACAGATAAAGCCTTATGGTTGGAAAGTTCTTTCAACTAATTATAAAAATTTAGATACTGAGCTAGTTTTTGAGTGTGATGAAGGGCATAAAGTATATAGCTCTTGGAAGAAATTACGTAATAAAGTTCAATGTCCGGTGTGTCAGGAAAATATCTATAAATCATTGGATAATAACATAACAGCTACAAAAAAAGCTAAAAATGTATATAGGATTATTGCATTAGACCAAGCCACTCATAATACTGGTTATTCAATTTATGATAATAATAAATTAGTGACCTACGGTATTTTTTCTACAAAAGCAGATAGTGAAGACGAGCGCATTATAGAATTAAGAAATTGGGTTATTGGCTTATTAAAATCTTGGAAACCAGATATGATAGGCATAGAAGATATTCAATTACAAAATCACGGTTATAAACAAGGAAATATTTATAATTCTGATTCTAATGGAGTTGGAATACAAACCTATAAAGTTCTTGCCCATCTACAAGGTGTTTTAATGATTACGGCGCACGATTTAAATATTCCTTATAAAGTATGTCCACCCGCAACTTGGCGAGCGCATTGTGGAGTAAAAGGTAAATCAAAGGCTGATAAAAAATGCTCTATGCAATTATTAGCTAAAGAGTGGTTCGATATTTCTGTAAGTGATGATGTAGCGGACGCTATAGGTATTGGAAAATATTTAGCTAGTACAGCAAAACCAAAACCACAAGTGATGTTTTGGGAATAATAAAAAGGACTTCTTACGAAGTCCTTTTCACTTTGTAAATTTCCCATACGGTGCGGTCACCTGGATTAAAAATATCATATATAGTACCATCAATACAACAAGTAATATGATTCTGCATTGTAATTAAATATACTCCTCTATTAAATTCTTTCGCGGCTTCGTCTACGGTCATCTTATAACCACTATTATGAGAATATACTTTCAAAAAATTACTGTCTAAAAATTTATCTATATATTTAATATTATCCATCATAACCGCTTCCTTTCTTGCAAATTCGCTTAATATCTTATAGATAAAATCCCATGATTTTCCAGTTGCTAAAGAAATTGCTCTTACAGTACAATCATTAACTTTTCTTCCTAAAGGATTAGCATTGAAATAACGGTACATTAAATATTGCTCATTTTATTAATGTGTTTTCTTACAATTT